CTGGGCTATGCAAATTAACCCAGACAAGCAAAGCGCGTGGCTAGGGCCGCTACTCAAGGGACGGTGGACACCTGACCTCTCCCGTGAGTTTGCGACCCCTGCTGCTGCTGCGCTTGTAGCTGCGCGCGGAGGCTCGGTGAAGTTCCTAGGTGGGGGGACACTCACAAAATCCTTCGGTGAAGGCGAGAAGGCGACGACTGTGGAATTGGCGTACGTAAATGCCGTGCATGAAGGCACGTGTTTCCGTCTGTTCCCAGAGCTTCTTGCCAAATTGGCTTGCTACGCCACTTTCAGGCCACGTGTCCCGACGCTTGTGTCGGCACTGAGGACACGTGCGCTTGAGTGGGCGAAAACGCAGCACCTGACAGCTGAGGAGACCGCAGATACTCTCGGTCCCACGGTTGCGATGGCCTATCTCCCAACAGCACAGGAGATCGCAGGTCAAAAGGTGTTGCAGGCAACCGGCACCGATGGCTCCCTACCGGAGGCTGAAGGTTGGTGGAGCCGTGACCTTTAGGACAGCCAGGTCTGCTTCTACGGTGTTTGCAATGGGGTACCTTCATTACCCCTGCGTGATGACGCCGTCCTGGAGTTGAAGACTGACTTGGCTTGTGATCCAAAAAGGAAACGGCGTATGTACACGGCATGCAGCGTACCACTGGAAGGGTGTTGGGCCCCTTCTGTGCATGCCGACTGCAACCACAACGAGGTCTTTGCCCTACTAAAAAGATCTCTGGGACCCACCCCCAAATCCGATCCATTACATCGCCACCCGGTGCTGAGCGTCTTTCGAAAGCTACGTGCACTGGCGAAAACTTGGGACGGGTCAAGATGGTCCCACCTGGAAACGGCGCAATCTTACAGCGGGTTGCTGCGCCGCAGATACATTGATGCGGAAAGGTCGTTGCGAATCGACGGCCCGGTCAGCCACCGGGATGCTATGCTTAGCGCCTTTCTCAAAGCTGAGAAGTTTGGGTACGGAAAGTTTGGGAAACCTAGGATGATATTTCCGAGAAGTCCTAGGTACAATCTGGCCCTTGCATCTTATCTGAAGCCTTTTGAACATTGGCTCTGGGGTCGTTTGACCGCCAGAAGGCTTTTCAATGGATCGAATACCAGGGTTGTGGCCAAGGGCCTAAACTTGACGGCGCGTGCGGGATTGATTGCGAAGAAATTCAAGTCCCTGGAAAACTGCGTCGTGTGTGAAGTGGACGGTAGTGCTTTTGAAGCGCATGTGGACTCTTGGCAATTGAAAGCTGAACATTCCGTGTATTTGGCAGCACACGGTGGTGACGCTGATCTTGCCCGTCTGTTGGCCAGACAATTAGTCAACCAAGGGGTTACTAAAGGCGGTGTGCGATTCTCACGTGCGGGAGGACGCGCCTCAGGGGATTTTAATACCGGCATGGGTAATACACTTATCATGCTAGCGGTAGTTGTCGCAGTTCTACGTGAACAACAAGTGCCATTCGATGTCTTAGCGGATGGTGACAACTGCCTCATTTTCCTCAGGGGTGTGGACTACACACGTGTTATGGGTTGTTTCGCACAACGCGCCCTAACGGTTTCTGGTCATGAGATGGTACTCGAGAGACCATGTGTGCGGATGGAGGATATAAGATTCGGGCAGTGTGCGCCTGTGGAACTGTCACCGGGGAGGTGGCGCCTAGTTAGAGACTGGACCAAGGTTGTTAGCCAGATGACCTCCAGCCATGCTAACATGGTACAACCCGCATTTGTCGGACCATACCTCCGGGGTGTGGCGCAGTGCGAGTTGAGTATCCACGAGGGTGTACCTGTCGCGCAAGCTTTTGCCGCCCGCCTCATTCACGTTACGGAGGGTTCTAGAGCTGTAGATGACCATTTCTACAGAGATTATCAAGCCCTAGGCGTGGATGTTGAACGTCGAGTTGAAGCCGTGTTCAAAGAACCAACGACTTGTGCGAGGGAGAGTTTTGCCAGGGCATTCGGGTTAGACACCGATGCCCAGCTCGCAGTGGAGAGGGTCCTCAGTGGCTTGCACGTGGATGTGAAAGCCTGGTCACCTGAGGAATCTCCCTGGCAGTATGGCTTGCTCTCGGCCCGCCCCGGCCTTGTCGACAAGTTCTTTGATGCTAGAAACTGATCCGGTACGGGTTCAGTTGGGTGTGTAATTTGGGTTGTGTGAAAGGCGTGTGTTCCAAGAGGTATAGTTGGAGAAAGGCAAGTGCAGGGAACGGGTAACCGTATCTCGCGCGATGGTGCCCTGCTTGCAGGGTGTGAATGGGATCATTTAAAACACCATATAAGCCACAACTCCCGGGACCGGCCTAGTAATCTCAACTGACTAGTTGTCCTTGTTTAGTGGTCGTCGTTGCCCTACGCGGGTCTTCGGGCGGCGGTGAGTTCTAGTGGAAGCGAAAGCGTTACGAAAGCTATCCAGTGAAATCATGCAGATAGGCATCCCCATGTTTTAAGCTCTAGTGTGCGAGGTAGCAACACACGACATGAGTGATCGATGTGGGACCCGAAAGTCGCTATGGCACGTTGTGGGGGGGCTAGCCCTATGCCCCCACCCTTCTATCGGCCACTGCCTGTGACTTCTGTGTGCACCTCTGGTGAGTAGGCACCACTACAACACGCCCATGCAACACTCCCTCAAGCCAAGGGGGGGAAGTTGCCGTACCAGGTGAAAGTCCTGGGGGTGATCACCGTCGGCCTTAGGTCAAACCAACCCGTCGTGGGCGTTTGGCGCGGCGTTTCCTTCGGGAGCCACGATGCTGTTGGATCGCTTCTAGGTAGCATGCGAGATGAAAAGGCGGTGAACAGGGTTTTTACCATCAGAACACATGGCGAAGCACAGGCGCCATTGAAAGCACCTGCGTTTCTGGGGTACGTAGTACCAAACACCCAGGCGAACCGTCCATCCCACAGGCGGTTTTACGGAAGTGGGGGGGGGCTCTCGTTGGGCCTCCTTATAACGAACAACGACGTCAGCACAGGCGTAACGGGTTAGCATCCTAGTGCGGGGTTGAGGGCTGTCTCCGGGCAGTCGTGTCGGATTCTTAAATGCAGTTGTGCAATTGGGCCTAGAATCCGCTTGCAGGCGTC